AGCATAAACACATTTAATACGCTTTCAAGCACTAAAACAGTAGCCCATACAATTAGTTTTGGCGCAAATCAAACCATTACAAATTGGAGCATAACTGGCACAAGCGGAAATGTTGTAACAGTACAATCATCTGCTACTACTCAAAGAACCATTACTTACAATGGCGGTCAAGTAAATCTTGACTATATGTCATTTACCAGTATTAATTTTTCTTACACTTTAGGCGCTTCAAACCCTTATCTTGTGTATGCTGGCGCAAACTCTACTAATGGCGGTAATAACAACGGTATAGCTTTTCTTGATGGCAATACTCAAAAAGCATATCGTTTAACTACAGGAACTACTTGGACTGTACCTAGTGATTGGAATAGTTCTAATAACACCATTTATATGTTAGGTGCTGGTGGTGGCGGTGGAACTTCTGCGGCATCAGGAAACAATCGTGCTGCGGGTGGTGGCGGTGGTGGCGGTGGGTACACATCTGTTACAAACTTTTCCACAACAGCAGGTAGCACAATTACTTACGCAATCGGAGCGTCAGTCGCAAATACGAATGGTGGTAGCACCACATGGAATAGTGGAGCAAGTACGGCTGGCGGTGGGTCAAGAGGAAACGCTACAACGACACCAGCTTCATCAGGTGGGGCTGGCGGTACTGGTGATTATGCTGGCGGTACAGGCGGTGCTGGTGCTTTTGGAACAGCAGCTTCTACAGGATATGGCGGTGGTGGAGGCGGTGGTGCTGGCGGTGTTAATGGAGTAGGCGGTAATGGTGGCAATGGATTTGGAGCAACCGCTAATGCAAACTTAGCTGGTGGCGGTGGTGGTGGTAACGGTGGTGGCTCTAACGGTGGCAACGCATCATCGGCAACTGGTGGTCTTGGGGGTAATAACTTTGCTGGTGTAGGCGGTGGGACAAGTAACAGTGATGCTGGAACTGTTGGTGGCGGTGGTGCTGGAACTACAAGCACAGGCTCAGGCGGGGTAGGTGGTTCAGGTATTGATATAGCCAACACAATAGGCGGGGGCGGTGGTAAAGGTGCTTCAGGCACAGTAGCAAATACTGGTTTATATGGTGGCGGGGGAAGCGGTGGTGCGGTGTCAATATCAGGTGCAGCAACCAACGGTTCTGCTGGCTCACAAGGAGTAATCCTTATTGTTTATACCATTAGCGGTGCACCTGCTTCCAACAGTAACTTTTTCTTAATGTTTGGTTAAGACAATGGCTTATGCAGATCAATATGTCCTATATGGTTATTGGGAATACGACTACTGTATAGGAGATGTTTTAGCTACAGACGGTAATGCGGCTATTACCGGCATTGCTACTGTAGATGGTTTAGCAATACGGATACGGTTTACTACTGCTAGTGTTTCTGCAAGCGCAACAATTAGCGCAGTAGGAATAAGGGTAAGGCTGGCAGAATCTAGCATTACGGCAGATGCTACTGTTACAGGCGTTGGAATACGGTTAAGGCTTGCTAATGCAACAATTAACAGCATAGCTACTGTTACTGGGTCTGCAAATAAAGATGCTTTTGCCGCAGGATCAATATCTGGGATTTGCACAATTAGTGGATTTGCTACAAAGATAACATTTAGCACCGCTACAATTAGCGCAAGTGCAACAATAAGTGGCGCAGGAATACGGCAGCGTTTAGCAGTAAGCTCTATAACTGCCGATGCTTCTGTAACTGGCGCGGGAATACGACAGCGTCTAGCAACATCATCTGTTAATGGAACAGCAACCAGTAGTGGAACTGGTAACTATACAGCAAGTGCTAGTATTTCTATCACAGGAATTGCATCTGCATCTGCTGTTGGCAATGCAAGATTCCAAGGAAACGGATCGCTTAACGCGCTAGGAACTCTTGTTGGTCGTGGTTACATTATTGGCGAAGAATGGACTGGTATTCCAGCCACTACAAACACATGGACATTATCTACAATAACAGATAGCAATTGGTCTGGTATTTCAGCATCAAGCAACACTTGGACAGAAAACAGCATATCAAGTAACACTTGGACAAATATTAGTATTGGATCTTCTACATGGCAATAAGTCGAGTAAATTTTGGAGAATGGACTCCAGATCAGCCAGGATTGACTAATGGTTTAAGACGAGCAGAAAATGTTTATTCTAAATTAGTTGGCTATGGTGGAATACCAACAGTTGTAGATTATTCTGCTGCTGCATCCGAAAACCTAAACAATGTTGTTGCTGGAAAAACAAGCGCAGGAGCTACAACTGTTTTTGCTGGTGGATCTACAAAACTATTTAAATTAGATTCTAGTGATTTGTCATTGGATAATGTGTCAAAGTCAGGAAATTACACAACACCAGCAGATCAGCGTTGGAAGTTTACGCAATTTGGTAATGTCATTATTGCTGCAAACGGACAAGCAAGATTGCAAGGTTATAACCTTAACAGTTCTACATTATTTGCAGACTTGGCAGCAGATGCGCCAGAGGCTCGATATGTAACAGTTGTGCGAGACTTTGTAGTTTCTGGTTACCAATCTAGTTATCAAAATAGAGTTCAATGGTCAGCATTGGGAGACGAATCGTCTTGGACTAATTCTGCAACAACACAAGCAGATTACCAAGATATTCCTGATGGTGGCTCTGTTGTTGGTGTTACAGGTGGAGAATTTGGTTTAGTCTTTATGGATCGATCAATCCATCGTATGTCTTATGTTGGTAGCCCATTGGTATTTCAGTTTGACAACATCAGTAGAAACTTAGGATGTTACGAAGCAAACTCCATTATTCAATATGGTGGAACTACATTCTTTTTGGGCGATGATGGATTTTATGCCTGTGATGGACAAAATGTTATTCCAATTGGTAACGAAAAAGTAAACAGGTATTTCTTTGATAATGTAGATGAAGGCACTTTATATCTCATGTCTGCTGCGGTAGATCCAGCCAAAAAGTTAATTATCTGGGCTTACGCATCAAACAGTTCAGCAACCCCTGATAGCCTGTTAATCTACAATTATCAGACTCAACGCTGGACTAGTGGAACAACATCTGTAGATAGAGTTGCATCTACATCTACCCCTGCTGTTACTTTAGAAGGATTAGATACATACGGAACATTAGAAACAATCTTAAGTAGCTTTGATAGCCGACTTTGGCTTGGTGGAAAACTGCAACTAGCTGGTGTAGATGGCGCAAAAATAGTAACTTTTACAGGCGCAAATGCTACAGCATACCTAGAAACAGGAGACATAGAAATTCCTGGTTCTACATCTGCAATCACAATGGTAAAGCCTATTGTAGATGATGGATCTGGAAGTGTTGCATTGCTATCTCGCAGACTTTTGACAGAATCCACAGTATTTGGCTCACAAACAGCAGCAGATGCAGAAAATAGGGTGTCTGTGCGTGGAATTGGTCGCTATCATCGTCTACAATTGACACCAACAGGAAGTTGGACATCAGCAGTAGGAATGGATATAGACTTAAACCCACTAGGAACTAGATAATGTTTCGAGTTTTACCTCCGTTTGGATCAGATCCAAGGGGTGTTGCCGAAGTAGTCAATGGGATTATGAATGGCAAGACCAACAATACAGGGTCGGTTACTCTAGCGACAGGTGGAGCTTCCACTACAACAATTACAGATGCTCGTATTGGTGTAGATTCTGTAATTTTGTTGATGCCAACAGATGATGTATCAGCGACAGCGTATTACCCATATTTAGCAGTACAAGACGATACAGACCAAACGGCAGCAAGTACTACAGTAGATTATGCAATGACATTTAGCACCACAGACTATAGTCTTGGAGCATCATTGTCTAATAGCTCACGATTGAATGTTAGTTATTCTGGTTTATACAATTTGCAGTTTTCTGCACAGTTTGTAAATACAGATAATTCAATCCATGATATTGATGTTTGGTTTAGAAAAAATGGAACGAATATAGCAAATAGCAATAGTAGATATTCTGTTCCAAATAGGCATGGATCTGTAGATGGTCATTTAATAGCTGCATTAAATTTTTTTGTAGCACTAGAAAAAAATGATTATGTAGAAATTATTTGGCGAACAGATAATACAGCAATTTCTTTAGAAACTTTACCGACAAGCACAAGCCCAACAAGACCGGCAATACCATCTGTCATAGCAACATTGTCATATCTGTCATCAAACGGATACACAAGCAACATCTTTACAGAGCCTTATATTTCAGCAGTAACCAATGGAAGTGCCACTATTAGCCATCCAGTTAATACAGTATCGGGCATGACTTACAAATACATCATCGTAGGATAAAAAACTATGGCAACAACGACAACTACATCGCAGATAGATCCAGCACTACTGCCATTCCTTACCACAGGATTGGAAAGGGCGCAGAGTCTGTTTTTGACAGGACAGCAACCTGAGTTCTTTCCTGGTCAGACCTTTGTAAGTCCATCGGCTGCGACTACTGAGGCTATTGCTCAACAAGAAGCATTAGCTCGTCAGCAATCTCCTGTTTTACAACAGGCTCAACAAGCGTTTATGCAAGGATTGACAGCACAATCGGCTGCATCTCCTTTATATCAGAATATCTTTGGTGCAGCAGGTATGCAACCAGGCGCATCGGTATATCAGCAAGCAGCAAGCGGTCAATTGCCTGTAGCTGGTCAAGCTGAATTACAGAGTCTTTATGGAGCAGCAGGCGCACAACCTGGTCAAAATGTCTTTGGTGCAGCAGCAGGTGGCGGATTCCAAAACATTGCCACAGGTCAATTGGCTAATATTGCAGGTGGTGGTTTTCTAGGTGGAAACCCTTATCAGCAACAAATGATGGCAGCAGCCACAAGACCATTGATTCAGCAATTTGGCGAAACAGTATTGCCAGGCATTTCGAGCCTTTACAGCCGATCTGGTCGTTTAGGTAGTGGTTCTATGGAAAGAGCCTTAGAACGCTCTACAGAGGCTTTTGGAAGGTCTTTAGGCGATGTTACAGCCAACCTAGCAGGAACACAGTTCCAACAAGAGCGAGCATTGCAACAACAGGCTTTGGGTCAGTTGGCAGGTGTATCGGCACAAGACATTCAGACTCGTTTGGCAGGTGCAAGCGCACTCGAACAAGCTCAACGAGCAGCAACCGCACAACAGGCTGGAATCGCTGGTCAATTGGCTGGTCTATCTCAACAAGACATTGCCAATCGTTTCTTGGGCGCACAAGGTCTCCAACAGGCTCAACAAGCTGCACTTGGAACTCAGTTGCAAGCAGCAGGTGGTTTGGGAACAGTTCAATCGCAAGACTTGGCACGACAGTTGGCAGCAGCTTCCGCAGCACCAAGCATCTACAGCCAACAGTTCCTCCCATCGCAAACATTGGCACAAGTTGGCGCACAACAAGAGGCTATCGCTGCACAACCTCTACAAGAGCAGTTGGCTCGTTACGAGTTTGGTCAGCAGTTGCCATATCAACAACTACAAGGATTCTTGTCATCGGTCTATGGCACTCCATTAGGCGGTTATGGCACAACCACTCAAACAGCGCCAACATTCCAAAACAGATCTGCTGGCATTTTAGGTGGAGCATTGGCTGGCGGTCTAGGTGGATATGCGTTAGGACAAGCGTTCCCTGTAATTGGTCAAACATTTGGATCGTCATTTGCAGCACCTGCAATTGGTGCTATTGGTGGCGGTTTATTAGGCGGTTTCTTTTAATTGCTAGTAAGGCGATATAGCCCAAAACAAATACAGTCTGAATGGGCTGTAATTGAGGGCTATATTGCCGATGCACTTATCAAAAGTGAGTGCGATGAATACGATGTAGAAGATTTGAAAAGTTCTTTAATCAATGAGCATTTACACTTATTTGTAGGTGTAGAACAAGATAAAATACAAGGTGTCATAGTTATATCTTTTGTTCAATATCCGAAACAAAAAGTAGCTTTTATATGCGCTTA